ATGATAAATGTGTTGCAATCTTTAAAAAACAATGTCCTATATAATTTGTAATTTTTGGTTTTGATAAACCCTGTTTCTCAGCATCTATAATACTTTTTTTATAAAGAATTAAAGCTTCAAAAAACTCTTTATTATTAACATAATGTTCTTTTTTAGACATAAAATACCTTGATATATTATAATTAATTATATTTTAACATAATTTAATTATATTGTCAATAATTAAATTATTGTCATAAATTATTTTATGATTCTTGTATTGTTTATCAATTCTTATTTAACTACTGCCACTTGACAACTTTTTAAAATATGTGTATAATAACTATGTCAGAGTTTCAGATAAGTGTATTTAGATATTATCTTTAGACTCTATGTTTAGAGTAAATATATTCTCTAATAATAATCTAGCTTCTTCTACAGTAGTTTTTAATCCCATTTCTGATGATAAAGGCACTTCATTTAAATCTTTTACATTATTCATATTTTTTATTGTAATATTATACATATTAGATAATTTATCTTCAGATTCACCTATACTTATTATTTTATTTTTGTGAATAAAAAATGATGAATTTTTACTAAGTTTAAACCAAGGATAAAGACTAATTCTACATGCAATACCTTGTGGTGTTTCAATAAAGTCGGTATTAATTTTATATGGATATAGTAATACAAATCCTTGTTCTTCAGAATATGGATAAATTTTAGAAATAATTTCTTCTCCAGTAATTATCTTTATAATTCCAAAAAAAGCTTCTTTTTCCATTAATTGTTTTCCTCAATATTTATTGGAATAATTTCATAATTAAAATTTTCTTGTGAATAAATTTTTATTCTTTCTATTAAATGATTTAATGTATAGTTTTTTCTATTCTTTTTTGAAAAATCATCTGCAATATCATAAAGACATGCTAATGTTTTATTATCACTTTTTCTCAGTACTCTACCAATACTTTGTAAAACTCTAATTCTAGATTTACTGGGAGATGCAAAAATAACATTATGTAAATTTTTAATATTAATTCCTGTAGAAAAAGTACCATATGATGCAATTATAATTGCATTACTTTCTTTTTCTGTAATACTTCTGATTTCTTCTCTATCTTTAGTATCAGTATCTCCATAAATTAAAAATACTTTTCTATTTTGTGAAACATAATTATTTATAAGATCATAAAGTAATTTACCGTGCTTATCAACATATGAAAATAGTAACAATGTATTTCCTTGTATATCTTTACATAAATTACGAATAAATTTATTTCTTCTTTCGCACGAACAAATGTAATCAATCTCTTCTGGATATGAATTAAAAATGATACTATTATGTTTTAATACTAAAATTTTAATTTCCAGATCAGATAGATGTTTTTCATCAATAAGTTTTTTAGTTTCTGTTATTTGATTCATAGAACCAAATAATCCTTCTAATACTAATTTATTAGTATTACTTCCATCCAATGTTCCTGTAAATCCTATTCTGAATTTACAATTACACATTTTATTCAATATACCAATTAATGATTTTGCTTTAAATAAATGAGCTTCATCTCCAATTATTACATCATATTGTTCAAACCATTTTTTTGGAAGTTTATAAATTGATTGCCAAGTGGTTATAATAACATCTTTATTAGAATTTTTATCTTTACCTGAATATATTTTATGACAATGTAAGTCTGAATTCCATCCATATTTTGAAAAATCACTTGACATTTGTTCTACAAGAGAAGTAGTAGGAACAATAATTATAATTCTTAAATTTTTTGCAATATAGTATCTAATTAGAGAATAAATCATTAATGATTTACCAGATGCTGTTGGTGATATTAATAATTTTCTAATATTTTTTATAGATTCATATATTGCTTTATATTGATAATCTCTAACAGTAAATGGAACATTTAAATTTTTAACAAAATCTATAATACCTTCTAATGAAATATCATCAATAGTTTCACCTGGATAACCATAATATTTATTATTTAATACCTCATATGTATAATTTTTTTCTTCCAACCATTTTATAAGATATTCAAATAGTCCACAATATAATTCTCCTGTTCCGGGACTATACAATCTGATTTTTCCATCCCACATACCAGATTTGTATTGAGGCATAAATTTAAAGTTTGGAACTTCAAATGTAAAATATTCAGATAATTCTTTTTTTACATGTGGCTCACCTGATACTGTTAAATATGTTTCATTTTTTTTTACAATACTTACTATTGTCATTACACAACTCCATTCATAAATTTACGCCAATCAATGCAATTTTTTATCTGAAATCCTCTTATATTAATATTATCTAGTACTTTTTCAAGAAAAAATATATACTCTTTATAATAGATTATTTTTCCCTGTAATATTTGAATATCTTTATCAGATTCAATATAAATTGAAATGTCTTGTTTTAAAATTTTTAGATTAAAAGGTTTTTCTTTATATATTTCTTGACTTGATTTTCCAGAATAATATTCCCATTTTTCTTTATATAAATTTTTGTAATCAAACTCACATTTACTTTTAATTAATTTTGCATCTGATAATAAATTTAAGTATTTTGAATGTAATTGTGGAATTTTAAGTGATTCATTATCAAGAAGATCATCATCCATATGTGAATCTTCTTTCCACATTTCTTTAATTTTATCAAGAGTAATAATCATTGAGAATTATTATTTATAGAAACAATATCATAAATTGTATATTTAAAAGTTGCATCTGCTATAATATAATTTAATTCTGTGGTAGACGAATCAAATACCATATCACTAATATATATAGGAAATATATCTTTAAATATTATTTTAAATTTAGGTATAAAATTTGAATTTAATATTGTTAATGAAGCATCACTATAAATTGATCCTTCTTTAGCATAACCTGTATAATATAATAATGATGTTTCTGTATTATTTTGAGCTGTATATAATTCTTGTAAATTATATGGATGTCCTAGATGTCTTATCCATCTATGAATTTCTAAATAATTAGTTATATTTTCATCTACAATAAATTTAATATTTAAATCATTATAAGAAACTTCATCACCAGGTATAGGAATTGCATTATATCTAGTTGATTGTTCTGCAGTAGATAAAGTAATTCCTGGCACATTTGCTGATTGACAAAAGAATTGAACAGCAGGGCAATTAGTAATTTCAAATTTAAATTGTGTTGTTGATAAAAAATTTATATTACTTGGTTGTTTATTAATCCATGTTGCAGACATACTTTATACCTTTTAAATTATTTAGTAAAAAAAAGGGATTCAATGAATCCCTTAGTAAAATTATTTATTTTAATTTAATTTAGAAAATATTTTTGACACTAACTCTTCTGTAATAGATATTGGTATTGTTATTTAAAGCACCTTGACCTTGAGTTAAACCTTCAGAAAATGGATTGGAAACCATTCCATATCTTGTTTTAAATCCGATCTTGGGTTGAAAAGTATCTTGACCAATAGAACGAACCATTTGAAGAGGAACATAAGGACAATAGAACAAACCTGCATCATAAGGAGAAGTTCCTTTATATCCAGCAACATAAAAATGTGTATCAACAATGTTTGCAGAATATGGATCAACATATACTTTAATACGACCGTTGATTACACCAGCAAGAGTAGATGCAGTATCATCTGGTAATTCTGAAGCTTTAGAATTAAATGGTGAATTATAATCTAATACACCAGCCATTGCAAGAGCAGAAGCAACATCGGCAGAACAGATAATAAAATTACCTTTTCCTCTACGAGTTAATTGTCCGATTGCATTACAATCTCTTTCAATTTGAAACAACAAACCTTTAAATTTTTCAACACTCCATCTACCATTAGAATCTATATCTAAATCAAAAGTACCTGCAGAAGCAACATTATTTTGTGCTCCAGGACGTGCAGTTAAGTAAATTGTACGAACAACTTCACGATTAATTTCAGCAAGAACTTCTGTTGACAAAATATTTGCTAGTTCAGTTTCTGCATCAAGACCATGAATTGCTTTTAAATCTTGTGCAAGTTCTAGAGTATATTCTGCCTTTAAAGCACGAGATTTTGCAGAAACGGTTACTTTCTCAATCGAGAAAGACATTTCGCGGAAAGCACCACTGTCACCGCCAAGAGATTCAGCAGTACCTGTATTCATACCACCAACATAACTGTAGTTATCAGAATTAGTTGCGCCAGATCCACCAGATACTGGATTTGTTGGATTGAGTAAACCTGGGTTTGTTTTGGTTTCACCAGCAGCAGCACTGTAAGCACCACCACCAGCAGAACGACCTGTTGGAATCTCGTTGTAGAATGTTTCGTTGTCATATACATTAGGTGAAGCACCAGTGCCGTCACGATCTGTACCAAAGTGCGAACGCATTGCAAAGATTAAACCAGAAGGACCACTCATTGGTTGAACACCGCAAATGTCATATGCCATTAATTTAGGCATAGATCTACGAATAAGAGAAATTAAAACAGGATCAAATCCTGCTACAGGAGGAGAAGCTCCTGCAGAAGTAAATCCACCAGTACCAGCAGAGTTAGTAATAGGTGCTTCTGTTAAAAGACCTCGTTCTTGTTGCAGAAAAAATTCTTGATTTTCTAAAAGTTGAGCAGTTACAGCTTTTTTATAATTATCAGTAATAGAAGGAAGATCGCTATGATTTAGAATAGGACTCCATTTTTCTACCAAATGTTGAACATTAAGCATTTTTGCATTGTCTCCTTATTTTTTATTTAAATCTATTAATTATTTATATAATAAAATTATTTAGACCATCTAGAAATAGCGGCAGAATATGCAGCCATAGGACCTTCAAGATTTTCATACGATCTATTAGACTCAATTAAATCTTCTACAGATTGTGTATGAGTTTTTGGAAAGTATGATTCTTTTAGTGTTTCAAGTTTTTGCGTATAATTATTTTCATCATCAAATGCAATAGATTCTGCCAATGAAGCTAATTTTTCTTTCTGAGTATCTGCAAGATCTTCAGAAATTTTATTAAAAATTCCATACTTAATATAAGTATTTAATTTTTCATTTAAATTAATATTAACTTCATAAGCTTCATTGAGTTTACTTTCCATATCATCTAATGTATTAGACATTTCTGATAGAACATCTACTTTTTCATCTGGAATATCAATATAATGTTCTACAAATACATCTTTGAGACTACGCATAAAATCTTCAGTCAATTCATTTCTGATGCCATAATCAATAGCAAGTTTATTTTCATTAATCCATTTATTAGTTGCATAATTTAATTGAGCATCAAGTTTTTCTTCTAAAAGGTCTGCAATAGTAACTATTTCTTCTTCTAATCTTTCTTGATAAAATTCATCAATTTTATCAATTACTTGTACAATTTTAGATTTTACTGCTGATTCAAAAATTAATTTTGCTCTTTCTTCAAATTCAGGAGAAAAATTTTCTCCTTCTAAAAGTGCTTTTACATCTTCAGTAACATCAATTTCAATATCTTCTTTTTTAATTTTATATTTTTTATCTTTTTGTTTTTCGTCATCATCTTCATCATCTTCATCATCTTCATCATCTTCATCATCTTCATCATCTTCGTCATCTTCATCTTTTTTATTCTTTTGTTTTTTTTCAGAATTTTTATATTTAGAAAACTCCTTCTCTTCAGTTTCATCTTCTGAAATTGTTTCAGATTCATCATTATCATATTCTTCATCATATTCTTCAGAAGTTAAATCTGATTTCTTTTTCTTAGAAGCATCAGACACTTTTTTTAGTTTACTATCAGCATTTAATATTTTTTTCCCCCATTCAGAATCTGGTTTACCATCAACATCAAGTCTAACTGTAGATATAGTTCCTTTATGTTGTTGTGGATCAGTATCAGATTTAAATGATTCTGTTTTAGTACTATTAGATGCAGAAGATGGTTTAGTAGTTAAAGACTTACTACCTTCATGTTTCATTTTAGCCGCAACTTTTTTGCCAATACTTTCTGTATCCATTGGTTTTAATACAGGACCGCCAAGATCTTCACAGTCACTATTTTGCCCAGGAGTATTACCTGTTAGTTTAGACATAGGTTCTCCTGATTTAGCATGAGCAGTTACTGCATTACTTTTTTTAGAAGTATATGTATTTGATTTTAAATCTCCATCAATTGTAGATGTAGGCATTGAAAAAAACTCCCTATAATTATGTTTTTTCTAATAATATTTATTAAAATTATAAATTATAAAAAAAATCTTCAAATACATGAAGTTTTCTTTCTTGTAATTGTTTGTATGAAGACGAATTAATGTAATTTTTGTATCTATGTAATTTTTTTTCTGTTAGCAATCCATTTTCCCAAATCCACTCCTTACCTTCCATAATTCCTTGCACAAAGGCATCAGGGGCAGAAGGATCTGCAACAATATCAGCAGCAGTTGAAAGCATAAAATCATTTCTAACATAATTAATTCCATTTTTTTCTTCTATTGATCCCATACCTCTAGAAGAAACACCCAGAGTTACTTCTCCGTCTAACAAATTTTTTGCAATACAACCCATAGGTGTATCTAAAAGTTTTGCTTTACCAACAAAATTTTTTCCTTCCACGCGAAGTTCAATAATTTTATGTGATACTCTATCCAAATTAATTGCAGGACCTGAAGGATGTCCTAATTCACCTAAAGCTCTACCTGTAGAAATATATTTTTCATTATAATTTTTAACTTCCTTTTCTAAAATAGGAAAGGGATAAAAACGATTGTTTCTATTTGCAATTTCAGATTGAAGAAAAATTCCAGTTATGTATGTATTTTTTTTACCATTATTTTCTTCAAAAATAATTTCTATTTCATCAATTGTTTCTGTGATTAGTTTCATTGAAAGTTACCTGATTATTATGTATAATTTTCTTCATCAGTTTCTGCATTAAAAATTGAATTTGCAACTATATTTTTGCGTGAATTAATATAATTATTGGCATTCATATATAATGCTTTATTTATATTTTCAATTGTGCCTACAGTATCATTATTTGAAAAAGATAATAAAATGTCTTTTGAAAAATTCATATGTGTACCTCAATTAATTATTTATTAAAAATTTTATTTATTCTTTAGTAGGTTTAAAAGTATTTTTGAATTTATCATCAAGATCACTCAATTTTTCATCATTTTTTCCATCATTTTTTTCACCATCTTTTTTATCTACTTCTACTGGAAATTCTTTACTTTGATTTTGTTGATTTGATTGTTCATTTGGATCTATTATTAATCCTAATTTTTTTTCATTTTTAATACGAATATCAATTTCTTCTATTTCTCTATCTGTTTGTTTTAGAAGTTGTTTTCTTATATATTCATGAGAAAAATATTTTCCTATATATGGTTCAACTAAACTAACACTTTCCATTCTTTCTTTCAACATTTCAATATTTTTCAATTCAGAAAAATGATTATCATAAATATAATCATATTGAATATTTTCTTTTATATTTTCCCAATCATCAGTAGTAATAATACCTTTTAGTATTAATTGTGTTCTTAAAATATCTTGAAATATTTCACTAAATTTTTTGCGAAGTCTTCCTACAAATTTTGAAAATTTTAATTCATCTCTTGTGATTTCTGTAGTTCTTCCAAGATTAAATGTATTTCCTGATTCTAATCTTGATATTGGTAAATTTAATGAAGAATATAATTTTTCTTTGAAATATTGTACATCTGCAAGTTCTCCTAGATTTTGTCCACCTGGAAGAGTAGTAATTTCAGTTCCTCTTCCACCTTCTCTTCGTGGTAGCCAAAAATCTTCAAGCATACTCATATGTTTTCTATCATCGCGTATTTCACCTGTAGAATTACAAGTGTATATTCCTGCATCAAGAGCAAAGGTATGGTAATTATGATAAATTTCTTCTCTATCAATTGCAAGAGTTCCAACATCAATTGTATCTTCTAAAAATTCAATAGATTTAATCTTATGATTTTTATAAGCAAATGAATTCTTATATTCTTTATTATTATATCTGTCGTAATTTATGTGATGAACTGTTTTTCTTTCTTCATTTATTCTTATTGGATTATAATTATGATCATTTATAATATCATTTTCATCTTTCCATTCTGATACTAACCTATGAACAAATTTCCATTTTTGTGATTCATTTTCAAAGATTTGTAAATATGTTGAATTTTTATTATAATTTGAAATTTGTTTTTTCCTAGAATAAAAAGGAATCATAGAATCACCAACTTGAAGATCTTTTGCTTCTACTTTTCCTTTATTCCAAACAGGAAACTTATGGTCTAGAGTACATGTGATTGATTTATCATTATCTAATGTAATTTTAACAACTTTTTGATCTTTTCTTGTTACTCCAGCCCAACTAATAATTCCTGGAGCAAATTTTCCTGTATTTGGATTGCAAGAATAAGTCCAAAGTCTTTCTCCTTTGTTAAATTCAACCGCAATTTGATTTAAAGTCAAATTCCTACCATCAAGAAGAGGAATTTCAGTATCCATTGTTAAACAAGAATCATAAACAAGTTTATTTCTATATCGCGACATTACTTCTTTTAAATATTGCTCTGCTTTAATTTTTGGTAAATTACCTACATCAATATAGAAAATTCTACGTTCAGGTGCTCTAGATAATCTATAAATAACTAAGCTATCTTCAATCATTCTTAATTGATTTACAGCTTTAATTGATTTATGAATATAACTTAAAACTAAATTTCTATTATAATCCATAAGTCCTGAAGGTACAAAAGTTATTGCATCAGAAGCAATTTTAATACCTTGTCCAGCAAAACCCTGAAAACCTTTATCTGAATAAACAAAATATTCTATGAATTTTCCATAATTATACTTATTAATATCATTATTTCCAAATACAGATAATTCTTCTTCTTTTTTTAATTTTTCTCTAACTTTTTTAATTTTAAGAGGATCAATAAATCTCAACTCTTGAATTCCTTCTTTTGGATTATCAAAATCAATAATTTTATGATAAAATATCTTTCCATCTACATACCATCTTCTAAAAATAGTATGACAATTTTTATTAAAATTTAATATTCTTAAAATGTAGTCAAATTCTTGGTGAATTGATTTTTTAATTTTATCACTCAACTGTAGATTTGAAAGTTCAATATCTACAGGTGAGTAATCTAAATCACTAGCAATAACCTCATTAACAATTTCATCAATAGCAGAATCTACTTCTGGATGTAAAGAAACTTCTCTATATTTTTTTACTAAATCAAATTCATTTTTTGCAGTACCTTCTATATCAAGATAGTGTCCATAATATCCTCCTACTGATATTGTAGAAATTCCATCTTCATCAGTAGGAGGAGCAGGAGAATAAATTTTTCCTGCTTTTTTAATTTTTCTATCTTTTAATGAAAATCCAAAAAGTTTATCTGTGGTCATAGTATATTAATTAATATTATTTGGTTAATTTTTGTACTTCAAGCATTTGGTACTACATCATAATATTGATATTGAAATTCAACAGTAAATTCTTCTATTTGATTATTAGATTCATAATTAAGATCAATAGCAGAAATAGATGAAGGCCAAGCATCATAATATCTATATGTTCGCACTACTGTTTCATTATCTTCTCCAGGTTGTACAGTACCACTAGTATTATTTGATACTCTTTCTTTAACTCCATCTCTACTTAGTTGCATAACAGTCATGTCTTTACAATAAGCAAGATTTGTGGTGCCAGTATATCCTAGTGAAGAAACGTTTTCAGTCAGAGCATTAATTTGTTTAGACCACTCTTCAAAAACTTTTCGTAAAGAAAAATCACCATCATTAATTACTGTAACTGACCATGGATCAAATGTTCTGTCTCCAGCAACTTTTAGCATTCTTCCTTTAAAAGGAATTTCAATTACTCCAAGATTGGATGCTGGTATTTGTGCTGCTTTAACCAAAAAAGTAGATCTTTCTTTTGCAACAGGACTACTAATTGAAGATGATGTAAGTACATTATCAGGAAATTCTAATGATACTCTAAAAAGATTAGGTCTAGCACCTCCTTTCAATAAAGCAGTTTTAAAATCTGTGATATTTTTAGCCATTATAGAATCTTCTCCTTGATTTATATATTTAATAATTAAATAGCAATCTCAGTAAAGTTTACACCCGTTCTTGTAGAAACAAAAGTGAGTGTTATATAATTAATAGATTTTACAGGTTTGATATAAATTTCTGCATAAAATTCGTTGTTCTCTATAACATTACTTGTGTTATTTTTTTCATCACAACGAATTAAATATTCATAAATACCTCTTCTAGCTTGAACATCTCTAAGATATGGTTCTATTGTTGATATAAATGATTCGCGAGTACTTGAATCATTAACTTCAAACAATTGAAATTTACTTAGATTTGAAATAACTTTTTCAAGTTCAATGAATAATCTACGAACATTTATTCTATCAAATGAACTTACATTTGTAAGAGCAGTTTTGTCACCAAAAAGAATAATTCCTTGCCCAGGAACAGAAACAATAGGATTAATTCGAGCACTATACAATTTATCTCTTTCTGACTTTTTAGGATTATATGCAAGTCTCAAAGAATTTTTAATATTACCTCTATTATAACCTGCAGGAGAATACCATGTTTCAGAATTAATAGTAGTTCCTATGCAAAGTCCGGCAACATCTGATGCACATGGAATATAACGATATGTATCATTATACTTATCAAAAATATACTTATAACCAGAATCAAAAATAGTATAAGAAGAACTTGGAAGTACACTGAAAAAATTAATAATTCTATTAGTTTTTTCAATAGTTGATAAAGAATTTATAACATCACTTCTTGGAGGTGAAATTACTGCAATACAATCTTTTCTATTCTCTACAATTTGAATTAATTTTTTTGCTTTATTTAAACTAATAGAACCTGGAATTAAAAACTCAATTTCACTAAACAATTCACTTTCTGAAAGTAAATCATAAGCATTTATTAATGCAGTTTCAATTGCATTACTTTGAGACTGCCATAAATAATCTGAACCATTGTTTAAATCAAAAGAAAGAACAGGTTTGTTATTAGATTTAAAAATATCAAATAATGAATTAAGTGTATTATTATCTACAGATACAGATGTTTTATTTGAATTAGGAATAGGCGTTAAAGATAATTTTGAAGTACTGACAAAATTATTGCCTGCATAGATATATGCAGATTTTGCTTCTAAAACCGTTTTCCAATATTTAAATTCTCCATCTGCAGACTTGCCATCTTTTGATTTAGATAAATGAGTATGTCTTTCTAAAACTGTTTTTGGTGTTCCAGTGATAGTACCATTTTCATCTAAAATTAATAAATGAAATTCATCAAAAGATGCATTTCTTTGAAGAGCAAATCCAGAAGTTCCTGGTTGAGATGCAATACTACTCCAATAAAGACCTGGAGAATATTCTAATGTATCATAATAATCAGATACATTAGTGATAGTACCAATTGCTGATGTTCCATTTTCATTATATAAAACATCATTAACAGCAAATCTTTCGGTAGAATTTTCTAAAATTACATTAATTTTATCATTTACTACACTGTATACCCAAGCATTTTTAGAACCAGATTTAACTATACCTCCAAGCGAACCTGTAAAAGTACTTACAGAATAAGAAGGATAATCAGATGAAAGTGTAGTCACAGGAGTAGTTGCAGCAAATGTCATTTTAATAACAGAAACTACTACTGAAGATTCTGGGCTTACTACATCATCATCAAAAGAAATTGCAGATGTTCCTAATTGACCGCGATTAACTATTAATGTATTATTATCAGAATCAATATCAGTTACTAATACATATTCAAAAGTTGTGCCAGCAGTACCTCCAACAGGAACTCTTTTAATTTTTGCATAATCATTAA